ATACTAAGGACAGATTTGTTCGCAAGAAGAAATGGCTGACAGTCTCGCTTAATTCCAGCGAGTGCCTTCTTAAGTTTCATTTCAGTCTTTTTGCCTTGCTGCTTCTTACCTTCAGCGAGGAACTGTGAAAACGTAATCATATTAGTCCTGCACGTCCAATGCATCAACCATAGTCTCTTTCAACTTATGGATTTTGTCTTTAAGAACTTCGATGCGTTTTTCAAGGGATGGGTTTTCTTTACCTGTCTTCTTGAATGTTTCCATCTGCTTATTTGCCTGTTCAAGCTGCTTCTTTAGCTGAGCGAGCTGTCGCTTTTTAGCCTCAACTACAGGATCAGGTTTATCTTGTGGCTCTTGATCGAGAATTTCATGCAGCTTCATGTCGGCCTCTTATTTATTTTCTGGGATAAACATCTCGTCAGGAGCTTTGTCAACCTTCATGGTGAATACTTGCTTCACCATCTTCTTGAACTCTTTATGATACTGTTCAGGAATATTCAAATAGAGAGTATAAACACCAAACCATTCGCTGCCTGCGGCAACAAATTTGTCGGGAATAACTTCTTTACCATACTTGCGCTGGACTTGGTCGACAACTGCTTTTGTCGTCTGGGTGAATAGGTCGCGAAGATCGTGAATTTGAGTCTTAGAAAAACCGAGTGAAGTCAAATATTTTTGAACGTTCGCAGTAGATTGCGGGGTAATCTCATCATTGACTATCACTAAATTGTTCCATAGCCACAAACCGATTTTGTCTTTTAGATTTTTACCTGCTGACTTGCCGTATAGAATGTCAAGAAATTTCTGCTTATCTGCAGTAATAGCTTCATTCAATTGTTTAATGTCTGATAGTTTCATGGTTACCTCGAAAATAAATGTATGTAATATTTATTCGTTTACTCTACAATCTTATTAGACTTCGATAAGTTTTCATTCCATGGGAGCATTTGCAAGTTTGATGGAGCTGCTGCTTCCATAATAGACCATCCCTGTTTAAAACATTCAATGATTGGAAATTTATGATCTAGATGGTATTGAAATTTCCCGCGTCGATGATTCTCTGGATTTATTTCATGCTTGAACAACTTGTACATTTTATCTGATAACTGACGAGTTGCTTTCATATAATCCTGATACTCATTTAAATCGTAATCGCGCGCGTATTTTTCCATAAAGCCTTTTAGAGCAGTATTCATGCGATGCTTTGGTCCACACGATCCACATGGCAGTGGTTGATTTTTGTCTTTAGCATTCTTTAGAAGTTTTGCGAAGTTACCGAATCGTGTGGTCCATTGACTACCACAGCAGGGCGTCACAACAGTATACGATCGATGGCCGGTTGTCTCATAACGTGGACCTGCAACGTATGAATAATTGTTGTCTTCTAGAAATTGAATTTCTTCTTTAACTGCGCTATCTTTCTTAATTCTAACATAGCACTCTGCGCAATACGTTGCTTGAGAAAATGTAATTTCCCTTTTACCGCAACCTGGACATATTCTTTCTTTTGCCTTCATGACATCTCCAATTTAGAATTGTATTGACTATTTATAGATTGGAAAATATGATGTGCAAGAAAAAGGAGCCTTCGGGCTCCTTTTTACTTTTGTTACAACCCTTAACAGGTATTCGATTAAACGAATGCCATGTTAGATAGGTTAATTCGTCCATAATAATCTGCTGAATTACCAAGAGATGTTGCGGAAGATGTGAATGTTGCCTTACCGTAACGAGTCATTAGCTGGACTTGTGGGTTGTATGTTGATGGATCAACGATAACGTTAGAGCTCATTAGTGGAATGTATGGGCAGTAGAAGTAACCTGCGTCCATTTCACCTGAACCACCCTTATAACCCATGATGATTGGCTCAGCAAAAGTTGTTGAGTCATGGTAGATGTAAGAGTAAACCTTGATTGAACCGTTTAGAGTACCAACTAGCTTAGTACCGTTTGGACCTTCGAAGTTGCCAGAGATAGCTGGAGCAAAGACAGACTTTGTAGCAGACTGTAGAACTGAAACGACCATTGGGGAAACAACGATCCAGTTAGCTGCGCCGCGGCGTGTCTTACGAGCGATTTCGTTTGCAACCTTGTTGATAACAACGCCTAGAGCTGCGAAGCGATCACCAACGAAAGTTGGAGTATAACCACCTGCTGTGCCTGTAGCTGCGAAGTCGAATGAATCAACTGTACCTGCTAGAGCTGCTAGATCGGTAATGATTTCGTTGTCGATTTCAGAAACGATTTCTGCAGATAGAGCAGCTGTGATTTCAGCTTCTAGATCTAGACCGTGTTGAGCGTTTAGATCTTGCATAGCTTCGATGGACCACTTAGCTTGTAGCTTACGTGAACCAGCGGTAACAGTTTGCTTTAGAACTTCTAAACGTAGGTTGTTACCTTGCTTAGATTCTGCTGCATCAGTTGTAGCTGCAACGCCAGTAGCTGCGCCAGCAGCTGGGAAACCAGCAACGCCATCAGCACCAGAGTAGAAACGCTTTGTCTTGGAGTTGTTACCGAATAGTTCTTCGCCACCAACTAGATCAGCTGAAGATTCGTAAGAAGCTTCTGTAGCTGTGATTGGAGCGTCGAATAGGAAACGTAGAGAGTATGCTAGACCGACTGGACCAGACATTGGCTGTGTGCCAACTAGTTCAGTAGCGATAGTACCAGGAACGATACGACGTAGCATTGGGATCATAATCTTCTGGAAGTTTGCGATCGCGCCAGCTGCTGTACCATTAGCAACGGATTCCTGGATGTACTGCTTTTGGTTTTCCATTAGTGGAGCAAGAACCTACTTCTTGCTTTCTGGTAGATTTTCTAAGAGAGCCTCTTTAGATTCAGACCAATTTTCAAATAGTTCCATTTATTTCTCCTCTTAATTTGGAAATTATTTCAAACCTGCAAGGCGCTTTAGTTGAGCTAGCGCTGCGGATGATTGTGTTGAAGCTGGAGCAGCGACTTCTTCTGTGATCTGCTCTTCGCCTGTTACTAGAACAGTAGCTTCAGCTTTTGGAGCTGCTGCTTCTGTAATAACTGCTGCTGTTGATGAAGAAGAATCTTCTTCCTTTAGAACACGGCCGATGAAGAACTTGTATGCTTCTTCTAGCTTCTGTGTTTCAACATTCTGTAGAACGAAAGCCATTTGCTCACGCTTCTTACCAGTTAGTGGAGATAGAACCTTCTCCATCTTCTGCTCACGTAGCATCTTAGCTTGTGCTGCTTCAAGTTCAGCAATACGACGTTGTGCGTCGCCTAGCTTGGACTCAGTAACTGTTAGTTGTGCAGCTGATGAATCTTCGTCGTAATAGCTTTGAGCATATGTTGTTGAGAATGCTTCAAAAATCTGACGACCGAATTCATTTTGTTTAACGATTTCGAGGTCTTCTTTTAGCTCTTCCATCTCTTCAGACAAGCGCATTTCGAAGAATGCGTCGATCTTGTCGACTAGTTGGTCTAGTTCTGAACTGACTTCTTCTGCTAGTTTGTGTTTTTCTTCAACTAGCTTTTCTGCCATTTCAGCTTCTAGATCGCGGAAACGTTCGATGTCGCTCTTTAGTTCGACTAGTTCTTTCTGTAGTGCTTCTGATACGAATGTGTCGACTGAATCGATCAATGCGTCACGTTCTTGTACCCATTGCTCAGAAAGCTCTGCACGAACTTCAAGAGTTACTTCTTCACGAACAGACTGCTTGTACTGAGATGCAAAAGCTGTAAACTGTTCGGAGATTTCTTTCTTGGTTTCTTCGCTTAGGAGCTCAGACTCGAGTAACTTGCTTAGGATTTCATCCATACTCTATCTCCTTGTTGATGTTTAAAATTAATTCAGGGGTTTAACGAATCATTAATTCGTCGGTGTTTCAACAAATTAAATTTCATTCTATGAAATCAAATTTATTTATTGGATATCCCAGTTTTGTGTGAAAAACCGAGGTGTTTTCTTTAAAAAAGATTTGATTAATTATCTAAATCTAGTTCGTCAGCTCCAATACCTTCTGGGTCTGTACCTGCATCTAGATCGCCGTCGTTTACATCGAATTCAGTACTAGCTGCTGGTGCTGTACCAGCAATGTCGCGCATTTTGCCAACTAGATAATCATGAAGATTAACTTGGGCTTGTTCTGGGCGGTCATTGATAATGTCTTGGAGCATGTCGCGAAGTTTAGCGGTTTCTGCCATTATATTCTCCTTTTGTTTTATGATATGGGGGTATTTCTTTTAGGGAAACCGAGTGCGTCGCACTCGGTTTTTAATGAAATATTTATATTTCGTGCAACGCGTTTTGCGAATTATTCGCTAATATCAACCATGTACTGATAGAAAGCGTCGAGAGCATCCTTTAGATTCTCTGTAGCGCCACCTAGCTTCTCATACATTCTAGTTGCTGAGTTACCACCTTTACGACCGAAGTTGTCGTCAGTAGCTTCAACCCATGCAGCAAATTCATCCTTGTTAATAATGGCATCGAACTTCTTAATTAGCTGTTCTAGATCAGAAATGTCTGATTCGAAGTCAGATGAA